AGCCTACATAGTCCTACAAAGATCGTTATGTTTCATAACTATATTGACCTATGAAGACATGGGGGGATACCCTGTGCTCTTGTGATTACTTTTGTGGATACCTCCTAAATACACAAAAAAGAGCATAGAAGAAAAGACCCTACATGACTAAAAAATCTAATGAAATCATAGAACTTAACATATAATTAGGGACAGGTCTATAAAGCTCTATAAAGGGGACTAAAGCATAGCGTGAAAGTGAACACAGGAGCCCATGAAGATAGCTTCATAGAGTCTCATGATGGCTATGAAGTGGACACAAGAGGCCTATGAAGCTACAAGACAAAATAGTTCATAAAAGATGCAAATAAAGCTTGACATTTGAGAAACACGTGAGTAGAATGCTCTATGAAGTTATACTGGATGACTTTAAAGTTTCGATGAAGTTAGTACACTAAGGGTGTATTTACAATTAAGTGGTATTTATAATCACTACTTAATAATTATAAACTTACTTTATTTATACTTTAAACAAGTTACATTAAAGCTAACATAAAGTAACTTTATAGTGCTTTGTCAATTTATTGTCTACATGTAGTAGATGTATTGTCTATGTCCTTTGAAAGGGTAAACATGACAGATCAGAATCAAGAAGTGTCTAAACCTAAGAGGGGTAGACCAAAGAAAACAGATATTGTCTCTAAGAAAAAAGGTAATCGTGAGCTAAGGGGTCGTCCTGCTGGTGATCGTGCGATCATGGAGGACTTTAAAGCCCGTATGCTCAACTCACCTAAGAGTGCTAAGGTGCTAGAGGCAGTCTTTAATGCAGCGCTTGATGATAACCATAAAGGGCAGCAAGCGGCTTGGAAATTGATTATTGATCGTCTAGCCCCTGTATCTTCATTTGAACAAGTCAAACAAAGCGGTAGTGCTCCTTCTATTAGCATTAATATCACTGGTCTTAGTACGCCTATTGTTACTGCTTCAGAGGTTGACAGCCAAGTTATTGAAGATGTAGAATATCGTATTAGTGAACTAGACGGTAACGAAAATGTCTGATAAACAATGTAAAGTTTGTGGGGAAGTTAAAGGTCTTTCAGAGTTCAGACAAGCTAAAGACCGTAAAGGTCTTATGCAAGCTAGACATCAGTGCAAAACCTGTGAACGTAAGGCTTCATTGGAATACGAAGCGTCTAATCGAGAAAAACGCCGACAAGAAAAAAGAGACTTCTATCAGAACAATCTTGAAAAAGAACTCCAACGTAAAAAAGATTTCTACGCTCAAAATAGCGAAAAAGAAAAAGCTCGTTCGGCTCGTTGGCGGGACGAGAATAGAGAATATCTAAGAGCTAAAGATAGACAGGACGCTAAAGAACGACCTGCTTATTTCTGTTATAAAACACAAAAACGACATGCTGCTAAGCTTCAACGTACTCCTAAATGGTTGACCGCTGAGCAGCTACAGGATATACAGACAGAATACGAGTTATCGGCTTGGTGTTCTAAAGTGATGGGTATCAAGTACAACGTAGATCATATCGTACCTTTACAAGGCAAAACAGTCTGTGGTTTACATGTTCCTTGGAATTTAAGAGTTATTCCTGCTTCCGATAACTTTAAAAAGAGTAATAAATTCCATGACAACTGAACTCAACTTTGCCATGCTGTCGTGGCAACAAAAAGTATTTGCTGACAAGACCCGCTTCAAGGTAGTAGCTGGAGGACGTCGTCTAGGTAAGTCCCGCTTATCAGCTATTACATTACTTATCGAGGCCCTTAATTGCCCAGAAGGCTCGGCTGTAATGTACATTGCGCCAACGCTAGGACAAGCCCGAACAATTATGTGGGATTTGTTACTAGAACTTGGACGACCTATTATTAAGAGTTCGCATATCAACAACCTTGAGATGACGTTGGTGAATGGACGCAAGATTCTTGTAAGAGGGGCGGACAATCCAGACTCGCTGCGTGGTGTGTCACTGACATACGTGGTGTTAGACGAATGTAGTTTTATTAAGTCTGATATTTGGGAAAAAGTAATCCGCGCTGCTCTGTCTGACAAAAAAGGACGGGCTCTGTTTATTACTACCCCTAACGGTAGAAACTGGGTTTACGATATTTTCAAATTAGGTCAAGAGGCTGTCGATCCTGAGTGGAAGTCTTGGCAGTTTACGACCCAAGATAACGAGACCATCGACCCTAAGGAAATTGAAGCTGCTCAACGAACATTGAGTTCTTTTGCTTTTAAGCAGGAGTTTTTGGCGAGTTTTGATAACTCAGGACAAGAGGTATTCAAAGAGGAATGGTTGAAGACCTCAGCTGAGCCTAGCTACGGTGAGTACGTGGTAGCTATTGACTTAGCTGGCTTTGAGGAAGTAGGTAAGAACCCCGGAGCTGCTAAGTCTAGACTAGATGAATCAGCTATAGCCATCGTCAAGGTAGAAGACAACGGTAACTGGTGGGTCAAAGACATTATCGCTGGTAGGTGGGATATTAAGGCTACAGCAGCTAAGATCCTCAACGTAGTACGTGAATATAAGCCTATCGCTATAGGTATCGAGAAGGGTGCTTTAAAGAACGCTGTAAGCCCTTACCTCAATGACTTGATGAGGAAGAACAACGTCTACTGCCACATCTCAGACCTGACACACGGTAACAGGAAGAAACAAGATAGGGTTGTCTGGTCCTTACAAGGGCGCTTAGAGCATGGTCGTATCTCCTTTAACGAGGAAGAGGATTGGAAGGAAACCTTCGATCAGATCATGATGTTCCCTACAGCAGGGGTTCATGATGATAGGGTTGATGCTCTCTCGTATATTGACCAGTTAGCTGTTACTAGTTACCAGCAAGACTACGAAGAAGATGAGTGGGAAGCTTTAGACGATATAGCAGGTTACTAACCTCTTGACAAAGTAAACCTTTTACTGTATAGTGGCGTTTAACTAAGTAGGAATACCTAATAAATATGGAAAATATGGATAACAACGAAGGAACAAAGTGGCAAGAGCCCTCTGAGTCCGATAAAGAACTTACGGCCTTCGTTGTGGATCACTGCGACAGATGGCGTGATTACCGTGATACTAACTTCCTCGATTCGTGGAGTGAGTATGAACGCATCTTCCGTGGTCAATGGGCTTCTGAAGACAAAACACGCGAGAGCGAACGCAGCCGTTTAGTTTCCCCTGCAACGCAGCAAGCGGTTGAAACCCGTCACGCAGAGATTATCGAGGCCGTTTTCGGTCAAGGTGACTACTTCGACATTGAGGATGATCTCCAAGACGTTAACGGTAATGACATCGACGTAGAGCTTCTCAAAGCTCAGTTGATGGAAGACTTCGATAAAGACAAGATCCGTAAGAGTATCGATCAGATTGAACTCATGGCTGAGATCTACGGTACAGGTATCGGTGAGATCGTTGTTAAAGATGAAGTAGAGTACAAACCGGCTACTCGCCCTATTCCCGGTGTACAAGGTCAAGCTGCTATTGGAGTAGAAGAAGTCAAGCGTACAGCGGTTAAGATCGTACCTGTCAACCCCAAGAACTTCCTGTTTGACCCTAACGGTACATCCATTGAAGAGTGTATGGGTGTCGCCATTGAGAAGTACGTATCCATGCACAAGATCGTCAAGGGTATGGAAGACGGTATCTATCGCAAGGTAGACATTGGACCTATGTACTCTGAGGATAGCTTGGAAGCTACTCAAGAGTCCACTCAGTTCAAGGATGACAAGGTTAAGCTCCTGACGTACTACGGCCTAGTGCCTCGTGAGTACCTCATGCAGTTGGAGAACGAAGAAGCTGAGGTTGTAGACCTATTCCCTGAAGACTCCACAGCTGATGACTACGCTGACTTGGTGGAAGCTATTATCGTTATCGGTAATGACTCTATGCTCCTGAAGGCTGAAGAGAATCCTTACATGATGAAGGATCGCCCTGTTATCTTGTATCAAGACGACACAGTTCCTAATCGTTTGTTGGGTCGTGGAACGGTTGAGAAGGCCTACAACATGCAAAAGGCAGTGGACGCACAGATCCGTAGCCATTTGGACTCGTTGGCCCTTACAAGCGCTCCTATGATCGCTATGGACGCTACTCGTCTACCTCGTGGTGCTAAGTTTGAAGTTAAGCCCGGTAAAGCTATCCTCACTAACGGTGCTCCTCAAGAGATCTTGTATCCATTCACCTTCGGTCAGACAGGTACAGGCAACCTAGCTACCTCTAAAGAGTTTGAGCGTATGCTTCTCCAAGCTACAGGTACTCTAGACTCTCAAGGTATGGTGTCTTCTGTGTCTCGTGATGCAGGTCAAGGTGGCATTTCGATGGCTGTAGCCTCAATTATCAAGAAGTACAAACGTACCTTGACTAACTTCCAAGAAGATTTCCTGAT